GCGCTAACTGTTTAATCGTAAAAGAACTTTTGTAGTAGCAAAATTTGCAATACCCTTTAAGTTATCCCCGTACTGATTATCAACAATTCCAGACTTTCCTTGTTTATCAGAGATCATTCGAATCATCTTCGATAAACCTTCGTCTGAGTACGCTAGCTTATATTTATCTAATGAATAGATATATTTAACAAACTCTTCGAATAATGGATGAAACTTACAATTTTCTAGAAGTTGAATTGTTCGAATAGAATAATAATCACTTCCATCAATACCATATTTCTCAAAGTCTGACCATCGCTCTTGGTAGATTAAACGACAAAGCGCACGATATGTCGGATAAATTCCACCAATTAGTCCGTCTTTCATGTAGTCAATATGATAGACATTTTGTAGAAAAACAGTCCCATATTTATCTACATGACTTTTCTCTAACTTAGCGATCTTACCGTATTTTGATAGAGAATTAAATAACTCATCCACCAAATTTTCATCAATAGGGAACACTCCATCATCCCCTTGACATTGAATGTAATCTATGTACACTAAGCCTGTATCTTAATAGATTTGATGTTGTACGATAGATCCAACCTCGTTTGTAAATACAGATCCACTTGGAATACCATGTAAACCTTCAATCACACCATCTGGACTAATAATACCACAAGTTTTGAAATAATCTGAGATTTTATCAATTTCACTATGGTATTTAGACTGGAATAAGGACTTAATGTAATCAAAAGCATTATTAATCTGTAATTCGCTTACCGATGAATCATAAGCTGTGAAGTCGACACTTAATAATAAGAGATTATTATGAATGGCGAAGTTAATCATTCGTGTCATTGCTTCATCTGTTGCTTCTGGTCCAACTAATGCTGAACGCCAGCGCATTTTCTTTTGTACCGCTTGAAGGGGTTTATAATACTGCATTTCATTTAGAGCGTTCGACTTAGGATAACCCCAAACGTAACGAGTTTTCCAGCTCTCCTGAGTTCGGGTGAACAGTACACAAGGATAATCTACTGATAGTAAACTCTTTAAATAAGATTCATTTACTAATTTATCTTTAATATCACCAGTTTTAAGCATCGATGGTAATCCAGCAGATGTACTATTCTTAAGAAAATCTACAGCTTTTGAAATTGATATTGGTCGTAAAACATTATCACTTTTAAAAACTGGTTTGTAAGTATAAGAAGGTTTGTCTCGATTAAAATAGTCATATAAACTATCTTTATTGTCTGACCAAGGCTTAGCTTGTGATCGAGCACTAATTTTATCCTTCTGTTTACTTTCAATTTCTTTAAGAAAATCATTCATTAAATCACTATTTTCATGGAATACTTTATTCCAACCTGAAATGACTTCTTCAACACTACTATTCTTAACTAACGGGGTTGTAATAATGTCTTCAGTACCTTTAATGATTCTCTGATTATTAAGGTTGAGCTTTTCTAAAGCTAAGTCGTCTAAATCGTACTTCTCTAAATCAAGGTCAAGCTTAGAATTCGTTAATGATGATCGTCCCATATATTAATACTCCTATTAAAATAACTATTCCTTTAAAATTGATTTACTTTTAGTTTTGTTACGTTTACGTGGACGTTTACGTTTTGAAGTAGAATCAGTTTTATTTGTAGATTTTGTATCTCGACCTGGAATAGAACCAATATCAAATAACCATTCAAACATCTCTTTCGTGTTTTCTCGAAGTGATGTAATACTTAGTCCATGAATTTGTTCTTTATCAACACCGAAATCTCCCCATTGACCTTTCTTTGCAATAGGTGCATATTCATAAGTGAATAATGAATCATTTGTTTCACTTAATGCAACAAAATTGCTCTCACCAGTAGTGTCATAACCAGCACGGTTATTATTTAATTTAGTAAATGGAGTTGGTCGGAACATTCCAGTAATATAATGACTGGCATTATACTCTTTTGATGATTCTGAAAAAGTTTTATCATAAACACTAAAGAAACAAGTTGTTAACCCATCCAATTCATTTGTATTACTTAAGTAATAATGATCTTTAGTTAGATAATAAGCTTCAGTATTATCAAATAAAGGGAAATAACCCCAATTTGAACTATCATCTTTTCGAGCTACATGTCCTGAATTAACCCAAATAGTATTGAAATTACGACTGTGATAAGTTTCAGGACCATACATTGGTAAATCATAACCATACCAATTAGGAATAGTTCGAATTAATTTATTTGTAGTACTGCGAATTTCATTTAATCGTCCAATATGAGCACTTAAATCAAATTTCAATTTTCCATTTTCATCAAGATCTGCTGATGTAAACTTAATAATTGGTGCTTTTGGCATATCGGTATAACGATAATTAGCATTTAGCATATAGAACATTTGAGCTAATCGAGGAGGCATCGGCGTTTGTCGAACCTGTCGTGTAAATGTATCTAATAAATTTAAATCTTCAGCAGAAATATACATACGTAAATGCTCCATAGCATCATTACGATTATTATAATCTTGAGTAAATTGAATAATTGAGTAAATACCATAAAAGGCATTTACAGAGTCACAAACTTTAGTAAAATATGTGATCATCTCACTGTACTCAAATGAAGTAGCGAAATTAACTCGCAATTGTGCAACATTATTTAATTTCTGAACTAACGAATATACAAATTTCTCAATATAGGAATTTGTTCGTAAGAATTCAGTGTTTAATTGTTGACGGGAAATGATAAGCGGATATTTC